TAATGTCTGTATAGGAAGTTTTAATCGCAGAATAAGCTCCCCCATCCAAAGTAATGCCATTATCAGGACTATCTAAACTTCCAGAGTAACTTTTAACTAAAACCCAGTGGGTAGGTGCTGGATCATTAGGATCAGGAACAATAGGTTCCCAGCTAATTTTAATAGTTTGATAGTCACTTGAATATGCAAAGATGTTTGAGTTATAGTAAACGCTTACTACAGAAGTTACACCGTAGCGTACTCCAGAACCATATCGTCTAGTACCATACTTAGCCATTTTTTAAATTCCACCAGTAACTGTGGTGACTAGGCTAGTAGAAAGAAGATAAGGAATTTCATTTGCAGCAAGAGAAAGTGTCCCTACTGAACCAGAACCATCTTTAGAAAGCTGTGTTACAGTTACGGCAGATACTCCAGGTACATTTTGAATGGCTGAAGTGATTGTTGATAGTGGAATTGTTCTACCAAAAGTATTTTTATCGTAATAGAACAAGCCTGTTTCACCCAACATTGCTTGATAAATACCCAGCTTTACATCTGAATTTTTCCATGCAGAGTCTGCGGTAACTGTAGCTGATAGATAAATAGGGACATATGTAGGAGGAAGAACGCTCAAAGTTGTTCCGGCTAGAATCTTATCTGCCATATAGCTTTGCACTGCATATGATAAGTTAGTCCAAGCAGATGTAGGAGTAAGTGATACGGCTAATCCACCTGCTACGTATGGGGTTGTAAGAGCGCTGGCTACAGTAAAAGTAACTGTTGAAGGTACTGCAGTAATAACAACATTCTGTAGGTTGTATGCGACAGGGTTAACTCCAGAAATATTAACAGTATTTCCAATAGAGAAGCCATGTTCTGTATCTGTAGCAAACGTGACCGCTGACCCTGTTGTAGCAATACCAACAATATTTGCTTGAGGATATCCTGTGGCAGCCTGTCCATCATTCAATGGTTGAACATATACGTTTACATTTGTGTACACGCTTGATGCTGCGCTAGCTTTACCCACTCCTTCAGCAAGAGTTGCTAGGTAAGCAAAATCATCAATAGTTACCGCTCTACGTCTAGTTAGAACTGCAGCTTTAATCTTATTTTTAATGTTAGTAAATGTATCCCCATCAGCACCGCCTGTTGCAGGAGCACTATTAGATACTGTAAAGTAAGAAGTAATCTGTGGATCTACACTTCCTGGAAAGAATGTGAGTTCAGTAACAGACAATGACTTGATGTTTCCAGCAGAACCGACGCTAACTTTATAGGTTGCACTAATAAGTTGACCACTTGGTGGAATAGCACCGTTTACGTTATCTCCAAATACAACATCAATTGTTCCATCGTCATTTGGAGATGTAGTAAATACCTTAGAGTTAGGGCCATATTCAAATAGGTTATCTACGTAACTCCAGTTACCAAAGGCAACACCTTGACCAACGTACACAGTAATTGAAGAGTTTACAACACCTGGCTCAGGAATTGTAAACGCCTGATTAGATCGACCATCAGAAGTTCCGAGGTTTGCAGGCAAAGCAATATTGTAGGTACTGTCAATTAAGTCTGGCTTATCAGTATTTACTGTCTTACCTTCTTGACATGGAAGCGTAATCGCTGCGCCAGGAGCTACCGCTGTAGCTGAAGTAGTAGTTTCAAAGTATACTTCAGAGTAAGCACCAAAAGAAAGAGGTGCCATAACCTGAGTTCCAATTGGAATATCAATTGTGTTATTACTGATATTAGTAAAAGTAATATTTACTGTAGCAGGGGTTGGACCAGAAATTACATAGTCGTAAAGCTTAGCAAAAGACAGCAAAGTCTTACGCTGGATAGCCGTATCAATAGTAGTTTCGTTTGCAATACGGTCTAGATAATGGGACATAATATCCCCCATATAAGCAAAGGTTTCAACTAGTACGTGACCTAAATCATTGTAGTCAGTAGGGTCCCAAGTAGTATTGGTACGTTCTTTGATTAGATTAATAAGGTCTTCTTTTAGTGCAGGAAAGTCCCTAGATGTATAGTCAATTTGCATGATTACCCCGCTGTCGTCGTTCCGTTATAGTTGATTAGCCCCGTGTTAATAGTTAAGGATGTAAGTGTATCATCTGGCAGCTTTAAAGACACCACTACGTTTTCAGTACCGTCAGTATTTTCCCCAATAAAATTTACGGAAGTAACACTTACTTCTGGAATCCACTTTGCAATAGCTTCCGAAATAGCAATAGGGATAGCAGTTTGGGCATCGCTGTCATTTTCAAACAAAACCCGACTCCAGTCAACCCCGTATTTAGGTAGCATAGGGCGCTGGCCAACGTAAAAAGATAGAAGGGTTAGTACCTTATCCAAATATATTTTACTTGCTGATTCAGTATATTGAGGTACCCCAGATGGGCTTATTGTATAGGGAAAGCTAAGTGCTTTACTCATGATTGAACTCCTATCCATACTGGGTAATCTGGGTCTCCGGCAATAAACATAACCCAAACTAATTCATTTACTGCAGGAACAGTTCTATGAAATGTGTGCTCTGGAGTCTTAAGGCTAGTAGAAGAGCTTGTAGTTCCTGGAGCACTAAGGCCACTAGCAGCAGTATATGTGCTGCTCTCCAAAGTGTCTGTGGTAGATGTCGGTGAAGATACAACAACATTTTTATTTACCATAGTTTTAGTTGTAACATGTGGGTGGTTAAGTTGACCTCCCCCACTTTTAGCCACAACTGTAAGCGCAGGAATTGTAACAGATCCACCCTGTGGATCAGATGCTGTTGTTGCTGTTGTGGTTAAAAGGGCTGCAATCTGGGCAGCAGTATGTGGTTGATGATCTGGATGGTAAGAGGCTGAAGTAACTGGAAGACAAGCGGGTGCCCAGTTATGAGACTCAAGTCCAGTAGGGCCATGAACCAATACCTGAATTCTATTTTTATTTAAAGGATCTTTAATACTAGTTACCTGGCCAGAATAAAGACCGTAAAAACGAGGACGTCCTTGTGGGTCCATCATGTACTCTGAATCGTGTGTCATTTTAATACCTTTCCACTACTAGTAGCGGACCATTGTACCGTCTTTTTTATTCCATTTAAATTTGGGGCCGCATCCTTAAATGTGGTGGCTCCAGTAACTTTTGGTATAGCAACTTTAGACTTATTTTGAACAGCAGTTTTAGCTGTAAGGCCATAGCTTGGGTTGAGGGTAGATGCGTTTGGAGACAGGTTGTACTCTGTAAGTTTAGATGTCGAAACTGTTAAAGATTGACCAGAAAAATCATTTTGCACATCTCGGGTATCGGATCTAGTCCTAGCTTTAGGATCTACTTCCCCAATAACGTCTGTTCCAACCTCAATGGTCATTAAGTATTTTGCCACACGTCCACCAAATAAATGCTTAACTGAAAGAACTGTCCAGTATCCAGACATTCCGTTTGGAAGCCCATCTAGGTAGATAGGATCATAAGGACGTAAAGTAGCGTGCCCAACAATAGTTACTTTTGCTCTATGCTGATACTTTTTAGTTTGACTATAAGAGTTAGCTATCTGTTTAGAGTTAGTTAGGTCTTTTACAACTTCATGTGGGTAGTGAGTTTTAAAGACTGCTGTTTGCGTACCATCAGATTTATTTGTTGAAAAGTTGCTCATTATTTACCTAACTTTTTAACAAAATAAGTTTTATTTGGGATCACAACACCAGCATTTCCCCTGACAGGAGCAGCGTGTGGGTGGGTAGCTTTTACAGCAGATCCCGTATTAGTATTTACGCCGCTCACAACTCTATCTATGCGGACTGAATGTTCTGGAGCTTGGTCAGAAATTATAGGGTCAAAAGAAAGTATAGTGCCAGTCATACGAAGAGAGGCAGGAACAACACCGCCAATTTCATCATCTACATAATTAAAATAAGGGGCAGAGTTTTTTTGACTTTGATAGATCTTATCTTTAGATACAAAAATAAGAGTAGTGTTTTCAGCACGCAAAGCAAAACCACTTTGCTTAGCTAAGCTTCGGCAAAGCTGCCAGTCACTCTGCCCTGACTGAGAGATCTGGGCACGTATTCTTGGATCTCTTTGAGTAATTGCAGCCATGCTATACTTCTTAGCAATCTTAGATATAACCTGATCTGCAGTAACATTCTTATAAATCTTTTGATCGGTATTTTTTAATACCCAAGAAGCACCCACACATACAATGTCGGTGTTGCCACCTTGATG